ATGATTATGATGTTAAAGAGTATGTTAGATAGAATAAAAGATTTTTATAAAAAAATTAAAAGAAGATTATTTGGTAAGATATGTGAGTGTAACGACTAATGAAATATTTAGTAATAGGTTTATGTTTAACTTTAACTTTTTGTACTTGTACCTTTGGTAATGTTATTACAAGAGAATACTCAACTAAATATGTATGTGCTGATAGAAGTGTTGCAATTAATGATTTAGAAAATAGATTAGACTTTACTAGAAAAGCTTATTCAGTAACTTCTGATAATAAAATTATAGAATTATATACTAATAAATACAAAGGTAACTGGTTAATTATGGTAACAGGAACAGACAAAATCACTTGTGGTCTTATAGGTGGTCAACAAGAATTTATATTTGAATAGGAGAATAATATGTCATCAACATATACAAGTAGACTAAGACTAGTAAAGCAGGGTGATGGTGATAATCCAAACACTTGGGGTACTGTATTAAATGATGGTATGATAAGTTTAGTAGATGATGCTATCGCAGCTTATACAACAGTAGAAATAGGAGCTAATGCTACAGTAACTTTATCAGCAATAGATGGTGCAGGTGATGTACCACGTTCTGCTTTTTTAGAAGTTAAAGGTTCAGTAGGTGGAACTAATACAACTATAACAATGATAATACCTGCTCAATCTAAAAGTTATGTTATTAATAATATTGTATCTGCTAATGCAACTGCAAGTGATATAGTTAAAATTAAAACTGCTAGTGGTGATGGATATAATATACCTTTTGGTGCAGTAGGTTTAGTTGTATGTGATGGTACAAGTGTATATCCAACTAATGCAAAAGGATTAGGATTAGGTACAGCAGCTTCTGCAGATGTAGGCACAGGTGGAGAAAATGTAGCTAAAGTATCTGTAGCAGATTTAAGATATGTAAGAACATCAGTAACAACTGCAGTAACTGTTAGAGGAGATATAACATATGAAGCAGGTTCATTAAAAGTAGGAACATCTGCTAGAGCTTATAATCCAATAACAACATTAACAGATGCTGCAAGTATAGCAGTAAACTTTGCATTAGGTAATAATTTCTTAGTTACTGTAGGTGGTAATAGAACATTAGCAGCACCTACTAATGCAGTTGCAGGACAGACAGGACAAATATATGTTATACAAGATGGTACAGGAAGTAGAACATTATCTTATAATAGTGTTTATCAATTTGTATCTGGAGCAGCTCCTACATTAAGTACAGGTGCAGCAGATGTAGATATATTAGTTTATAGTACAAGAAGTGCATCAACAATAGATGCAGCATTATTAAAAAACTTTGATTAAAATTTATGGCTAAATCTACTTTAACTAAAATGGATTTCAAAGCTGGAATCCAAAGAGAGTCAACACAATATGCTGAAACAGGTGCATGGTATGACGCTGATAAAGTACGTTTTAGAGCAGGTAAACCAGAGAATATAGGTGGCTATGCAAAAAAAGTAGATGTTACCTTTAATGGTGCAGGTAGAGATTTAATTACATGGTCTGATAATGACCAATTTAAAAGAGCTATGTTTGGTACATCTCAAATGTTGTATCAACATAATGGTGACCAGATATTTGATGTTACTCCTGTATCTGCTAGTGTAACATTAGCTAGTGCATTTACTTGTGCTCTTAGTGTTAATACAGTAACAGTATCAGCAACAGCTCATGGTAGAACAACAGGTGACTTTGTATTCTTTACAAGCTCTACTACCATTGGTGGTAATATATTATTAGGTACAGACACATATCCTGTAAGTGTTATTAATGCTAATACTTTTGCTATTGATGTTGCAACTACATCTAGTGTTGCTCAATCTTCTTCAGGTGGTGGTACTATACATTATTTAATTTCTAATGGTGTAGATAATGCAGCAACAGGATTAGGTTATGGAGCAGGTTCTTATAATGCAGGTGTAAGTACAGTAGGAGGAAGAGCATGGAATAGTCCTACTTCAGCAGGTGCTAGTGACTTCTTTAGTCAAATAACACAATGGAGTTTAGATAACTGGGGTGAAGATGTAGTTGCTAATAGAAGAGGTGGCACTATATATTATTTTGATTCAGATGCATCAACAAGTCCTTTAAGAGCTGTTAAAGTTTCAGGTAGTACAAACTCTACACCAACAACTGTAAATTCAATTATTGTTTCTCCTAATGATAGACATCTTATTACATTAGGAACAAATCAATTTGGAACAACAGCATCACCTACAGGAACATATGACCCTTTAACTGTACGTTGGTCTAATCAAGAAGACTTTACAAACTTTGTTCCTTCTATTAGTTCTACTTCAGGTGAAGTAATTCTTACAGATGGTACAGAAATAGTTGGAGCTAAGAGGTCACGTAATGCTGTTAACATATGGACAGATAATTCTTTATGGGCTATGTCTTTTGTTGGTCCACCTTTTATATTTAACTTTAATCAGTTAGGTACTAATTGTGGATTAATAGCACCACATGCAGCAATAGATTATGATGGTGCATCTATATGGATGGGACATGATAACTTCTATATGTTTGATGGACAAGTTAAAAACTTAGATTGTACTGTAAGAAGATTTGTATTTGATAGATTAAATATAGACCAGAAAGATAAAATATTCTGTGGTATTAATTCTGAGTTTAAAGAAGTTATATGGTTATATCCTTCTACTAACTCTAATGAATGTGATAGCTATGTTATCTATTCTCCTACAGAAGGATATTGGACAATAGGTTCTAGTATCTTTACAACCTTTGCAGATAAAAATACATTTAGTAATACTATAACAACAGGTACAGTAGGTACTGCTAATAACTTATATAACAATGAACCTGATGGTGTATATACAGCAGATGGTGTATCTCAACCTTCTTTTATTGAATCAGCAGATTTTGATATAGCGTCAGGTAATGATATAATGTTCCTAAGTAGAATTATTCCTGATTTTGATATAAGTGATGGTTCATTAAGTTTTTCTATTAAGACTAAAGACTTTCCTGAAAGTGGTACAGCTAGAGAGAAACCTAATCCACCACATGTTATTACTAACGCAACAACTAAAATAGATATGAGAGCTAGAGGTAGACAAGGTAGAATAAGAGTATCCTGTAATGCAGCTAATACAAGTTGGAGATGGGGTTCAATACGTTTAGCTATACAACCAGATGGTAGAAGATAATGGCAATGATGTATAATACAGCTGGTTATGACCCTGGTGCTTATTTAACTAATTTAAAAAATACAGTATTACAAAAGTATAATCAACAGATGGGAGCTTCAGGTGCAGGTGCAGATATATCATTACCTACTGCTAGTCAAGCTACTAATATAGCTTCAAGATATTTAGGAGTATTACCAAATTTACAATCTAGTCCTGAAGGTTTAACAAGTATTTATACAGGAGTTCCTCCTGGTGCTAAACAACAAATTATGGATACAGGTTTTACAGGTAATAAAGTATTTGCAACACCTGATATAGAAACTGCAAGAACTTATGCTATTGATTCAAAAAATTTAAGAGGAACAGGATTTGGAAAACAAACAGGAGATATATTAGAAGCTCAAGTTCCTACAAGTCAAGTAGAAGATATCTTAAAAAAAGGAGCTTTAGGCACTAGAGAAATAGTTTTAGACCCTGAATCAGCTTCAAAAGTTTATCAAGAAGGAATAGGAAATATAGTTGAATCTCCTTCTATTGGACATAAAGTATTTAAAACTTTATCAAGAACTTTACCTATAGCAGGTGGAGTATTAGCAGCAGGAGATGCATATCAAAGAGCACAAGAAGGAGACTATGTAGGAGCAGCTTTATCAGGATTAGGAGCTTTACCTGTTGTAGGTATTCCTGCTACATTAACTCAGTATGCTACAGATGCTTTAGGATTAACAGGACAAGAAAGAGAAGAACCACAAGAAGAAATTAATTTTTCAGGATTACCTATTGGTATAAATGCCATATATCCTAGTTATTTTGAAGATAAAGAAGAGTTTGATAGAACTGGTAGAGGAGTATATGCAGGTAGACCTGTATATTATTCAGAAGGTCCTGACTTACCTCAAGGAGGTTTAGTATATTCAGGAACTTTAGATGATTTAGAAAATTTTTATAGTAGTATGCAGTAATGGCTAGATACCCAGATTTACCAAGATTTGTACAGACAGAAGATGATGCTAAAGAGTTCTATCGTTATGTACAACAATGGGGAGCAGCTTTAATTAATCAGTTAGATACAAGAGACCAAGAAGTAAATCGTAAACCTTCTACTAATATATATGCTGTTGTAACTATAACAGATATAGGTTTACCTAAGAAAGGTGACATAGCATATGCAGCATCAGCAGGTAAATTTAAAGGATACGTTAGTACAACAGCAACACAAGCATGGGAAAATTTAAACTAATATGAAAAACAAATACTCACAACAAGATTATCTTAAAATTTTAAACAGTCCTTCTAGTACATACTTTGGTTTAATGAATAGAGGAATGGTTCTTCCTCCTAATGTAAATCGTTTAGATAAACTAAGTAATGTTATGAAAGATTTTCCTAAAGCTAATACCTTTGTAGCTAATAATACATTAGCTCAGTCTAATCCTTATTCACCTAATCAAGTGCTACGAAAGAAAAAATAATAATGATGCAACCACAACCACAATTAAATAGGATACAGCAAATGAATAATATGATGCAAAATGTCAGGAGAGATGATGGTCTTTCTAATCTTATGGCATTACAACAGATGCGACAAATGAGACAACCTCAGATGATGCAACAACCACCACAGACTATGACATACATGGCACGAGGTGGCTTTCCTGATTTAAGTGGTGATGGTCAAATAACACAAAAAGATATATTAATGGCTAAAGGTGTTATAGAAAAAAATCAAGGAGGACTTACAAGTCTACCTGTAGTAGCAGCTTTTGGTGGCTTTAATCCTTTTAAACCTTTAAGACGAGCAGCAAAGTCTGTAGGTAAAGGTGTTAGAAATCTTGGTGGTGCAGCTAGTGATGCTTTTAAAGGTATTACATCAGGTATATCAAGTGCTTTAGGTGGTGGTAGTGGTACTGGTGATTTTCTTAAAACATTAGCATTAATGGCTGTAACTAATATGTTATTACCTGGAAGTGGTGTAGGTGGTTTATTTGGCACAGGAGGTGCTGGTTTTGGTACACTAGGTAAAGCTGCATTAGCAGCAGGTAAAGCTTATGTTGTTCCTTCATTAGCAACTGGAGGATTAAATGAACTTACTTCAGACCCTTTAAGACAAGATAAATTATTAAGAGCTGCTATAGCTGGAGGAGGTACATATCTTGCAGATAAATATACTAGTGGTAAAGGTCCTGATAGAGTTTCAGATACTGAAGGACTTAGTAATCAAGAATTAGCTCCAGAATATGATGCTTCAGGTAATGTTACTAATATGCCAGAAATACAACAAGCTAATCAAGCTTATTCAAATACTGCTACTCAATTAGCTGATGCTCCGAATATAATTGATGCTACAGCTAGTGGTGATTTAGGAATAAGAGATACATCAGGAACAATGTTAAGTAGAGGATTTGATAAAGCAGTAGCTGGAACTAAAGATTTTCTTGGAACAACTATAGGTCCAGGAGGATATGATGTAGCTCAACTTGGTAAAGATGCAGTAACATCATATGGTACAGGACAAATAAAACAAGAAATGGATGCAGCTAAGAAAGCTCAACAAGATGCACAAGGATTAGCAAACCAGATACAAAGAGAAGCTGAAGCTAGACAAATGACTGCTAGACAATTTGCTAAAGCTGCTATAGAAGACCCAGTTAAATATTCTTATGTCTATAAATATGGAGCTAATCCACAAAGTGTACAAGATATTTTAGAAAGAATGTATGGAGGAGCAGAAGATACACAAACTGCACAATACTTTGAGCCTGCTACTTATACTACAGAATCAGGTAGAGAACCTGGAGAATTAGCAGCAGCTACAGGTGGAGGTATCTCAAGTATTATTAATAATGCAAGAGGACAGAATAATCAATTCTTTGAAGGACAAGTTCCTAATACAACAAGAGATAACTCAGATGGTATGAGTGATAATGAAACTATGTTAATTACTGATGAGACAGGAAATAAACCTAAAGGTATTATGAAGATAAGTGAAAAAGAATATGTTGTATCTGCTCCTGATATGGCTATACTAGGTAATGGAGACCCTAACGCAGGAGCACAAGCATTAGATGAATTTAGAGAAGGATTAAGAAAAGCTGCATATGGAACTAAAGCACATCAACCTAGACTTAATCCTAAAACAGCATTACAATCATTAGCAAACAAAGCATTTGGATAAGGAGTAAAACAGAATGTCAATATTTTCACCACAGTTTCCTAGCCAACCAACTCCTGCTGGAGCAACAGTTGCTACGACTCAGTTCCCTACAGAGTTAGCTCCTTTTATAAAAGATATATTAGAGAAAGCTAAAGCTCAGCAATCAGATGCATCCTATCAAGCATATACAGGACCACAATTAGCTCAATTTTCTGATAGAGAAAAAGCTGCTATGGATGCTATAATGAATCAAGCTTCAGGTTTAGCAGGTACAGATGTAGCTCAAGCTGCTCCTTATTTTACAGGAGCTAAGACTGCTGTTGAAGGATTAGGACAACAGTTTACAGGAGACACAGCACAACAGTATATGAATCCATATCAACAAGCTGTAGTTGACCAAGCTAAAGCAAAAGCTGTAGAAGATTATGAATCTAGAATTGCACCTGAAATAGCTGCTCAAGCAGTTGCTTCTCAACCTTTTGGTGGTTCAAGACAAGCTATTGCAGAAGGAATGGCAAGACAAGACTTAACAGATAAATTAACTGAGATACAAGAGAGAGGTTCAGCAGATGCTTTTAATCAAGGACGAGCTGCCTTTGAAGCACAAAAAGCTAGAGAGTTACAACAAGGACAACAGTTTGCTCAGTTAGGACAAACTATTCCACAACAAGCTTTGAAAGATTTAGCAATACAACAAGGTGTAGGACAACAAGAAAGACAACAAGAACAAATAGGATTAGATTTAGCTAAAGGACAATTCATGGAAGAGAGAGAATATCCAAGCAGAGCTCTTCAAGAATATTCTGCAATAGTTAGAGGATTTCCTTTTCAACCCTCTACCTTTACAACGCAGACACAGTACCAAGCTCAACCCTCAATAGGACAACAATTGTTACAACTTGGAGGAACAGGGCTTGGTGCTTATACTGCTTTTACAGGTAAAGCTCCTGGAGCAATATTTGGTGCTGCTACTGGTGGTGGTATTGCAGACATTATACATAATCAAATGGGTGAAAATGCACAAATGCAAGGACCTCCTATAGACCCTACTTTATATGATGGACCAAGTGCTCCTATAAATTTAGATAATATTAGACCATTATTAGGATTACCTGATGCAGCTTTTGAAGAAGAAACAGGAATGACGAAACAAGAGTTTCAAATGTATGATGCTATGCCTGAATATGGAGAATCATCTGAAGAAAAAGCTCAACCTTTTATTATACCTGAACAACCTGGTGATAGAGAAAGAGGTTTTGGTCCTAACTTTCAATATATGAATCAAGGTGGGTTAGCTGCATTACCTGTTGTTTATAATGCTGATGCAAATAATGACCAATTATTACGAAAACAACAATTAGACAAAGCAAGAAAAGAAGCAGATAAAAAAAGAAGAGGTTATAATCCAACAGCTGCAAGAGGACAAACCTACAACTATCCTTATAGTGGACCATATGACAAGTACTCAGATGATACTGTTAAAAAAATAAAAGCAAATATGGATAAAACACAGGAACTAACAAATAAAACTTTAGCAGGTCCTGTAGCAGAAAATATTTTAGCAGAAGTAAAAAAGAGGGGATTAAATACTACTGAAGAACCAGAGGTAATACAAGAAGAACCAGCACCTGAAATAGATTTTAGTCAAGTAGTACCTCAAGGAGATGCTGCTTCTGGTTTTAATAATCTAAGTAATGCAGGTAATGCAGGTAATGTAGGTAATATAGATACAAGTAGTTTAAACTTTTTAGCTGGTTCTCCTGAATACGTAACTAGTAACGATATTACGTATCGAGGTTCAAAACCTGATACAGTTTCTTTTGATTATGTAGATAACCAAATGGATAAATTAACTTCATATAGAGATAGATTAGATAAAATTAATGAGCTACAAGCTAAATTAAGTACTCCTGAAGAATTAGCTAAATTAAGAGAAGAATCAGTAACTAATAAAAATGTTAAGTTAGGTTTAGCTATGATGAAAGCTTTTGGTAAAACACCTGACCCTAGTAAAAGTTTAGTATCAACAGCTGCTGAAATAGGAGGAACATTTGCTGAAGAAGTAGAGCCTTCAATGGATGCTTATAGAAAAGAACAAAAAGAAATAGATGCTAAACCTTTAGAGTTACTTAAAAGTATGGCAGATGTAGAAGGTCTAAGTTTAAGAGCAGGAGAACCTGCTGAAACTAGAAAGTTTCAAACAACTGTACAAAAAGCTGAAATAGAGTTTAAGAATAATAATGCTCTTGCTAATCATTTTAAAACTTTATTAACTACTGACAAAGCAAATCAAGATAATAAACTAAAAGCAGATATAGCTAATCAAACAATAGATATGAATTTGAAAAAACTTCAAGGTGATTTCCTTATTGCTGATGCTAAAAATAAACAAGATAATGCTAAACTTTTAACTACAATGAGAAAAGAAGGTATGGTACAACCTGCTGACCTTAAAGCAATTAAAGATACAGCGTTAACAACAGTTTTTGGACCTGGTAAATTTCAATTAGATACTATAGATGGGGTTGATACTATAGTAAGTCCAGAAGGTATTCCTGTTTCTAAAACTCAACAAAAAGAATATGATAATTTAGTATCTGATTTATCTGGTCAATTTGCATATACTAAACAAATGGAATTAGCTGGTTTATTACCTTCTGGACAAAGTGCATTATCAGAAATGCAAAAATATAGTAAAGAATCATTAAATACAAATAAAACAAGATTTACTTTAGGAAATCAATCTTTAAATGGAATGGATTTTTATGGATTAATTAAACAAAAAAATCCAAATATAGATACGCAATTACAACAATATGCTATAAATAATAATATAACTCATTTAGGAATAAATTATATTACAACTAATTTTTTAAGAGAATTAGTAGAATCTCAGCCAAAAGCCTTTCCTGGTGTTAACGTAGCAGGAGTTTAAATGCCATTATTTACAGAAGAAGAATTTAAAGCTGCTAATACTTCACCTATTATAAATACAACAACTGAAGGTTTAGACTTAACTACTGAAGATGGATTAAAACAAAATCCTCAGTGGATAAAAGACCAAAAGACTATTTATAAAAATGATACAGGTAAAAGTTTTAAAGGTACTGATGAAGAAGTTGCTGAGTGGGGTTTAGGTAAACAATCTAAAACAGGTTGGAACTTAACTAGTGCAGGTCTAAATGCTTTTCAATCTCAAGACTGGACACCTGATGTTAAAGAAGCATGGGTACGTAGTTTAGATGCATATGAAAAAACAGACCCTACTTTACGTTCTGCTTCTCGTGCTGCTTTTTGGACAGTATTTGATTTACCTACATTAGCAACTTTTGGTTGGGGAGCTGCAGCTAAAGCTATTGGAGGAAAAGCTGCTGCTGCTGCAACTAGATATAGTTTTAAAGAAGCACTTAAAAAATCTTTACAACAAGAAGCTAAAAAAAGAATAGGTCCAGTACCTGAAGGTTCTAAGATAACTCAAAAAGCTATTACTCAAGCTATATCAAAGATACCTAAAACTAAACTAGAAAAGATGCGTAAAGAAACAGCTAATCAAATAGCTTGGAGAACTGGTTTAGAACAAGGTGCAGGTGTAGGTGCTATGTATAGTGGACTCTTTGATTTAGCTGCACAAGATTTAAGACGTGACGTAGACCCTACTAAAGATGATATTGATTATGCTCGTTTTGCTCAGAATGTTTTATTAGGAGGAGGACTAGGAGCTGTAGTTGGTGGTGCTATTCCTAAAGTAGTAGAGAAATTAGGACGTGGTAAATTTATTAGAGATGCTTTAAATGAATCTGCTGAACAAGTAGATGAAATAGGACTTACTCCTGCTGATATAGGCTTTGAAGATAAGAAAGGTAGGTTAGAAAAACAACTTGCTAAAGAAGGTTCAGATAAAGAATTAGCTAAGAATAAAGATACATATGAAATTGCTGAACAAGAAATTAAAAAAATACAAGAAAAAAAAGGTACACCTGCTAATGTTATTGATGAAGGAACAGGAGCTCCTAAAACACAAACTATAGAAAAAGTAGATGAAACTACAGGTAAATTTCAAAAAATAGAAACATTAGAAAATGTAGAAAAGTTAAAAGAAAAAACAGGAGCTAATGTACAAGGTGATGACTTACAATTAAATAGAACTAAAAGTAAACAAAATAAATATATAAATAAAGATGCTAAAGGTAAAGGTGACCAAGATGCTATTGTTATGTCTAATGTAGCTGGACGTTATGATGATAAAGTATTATTTAGTACAGTATTAAAAGATAAAATTAAAAGCTTAACAGATGATGGTTCTTTAATTATAAATACAGGACCAAGAAAAAAAGAAAAAATTATAGATTTTGTAGAAGAAGGTAATGATATTATTCCTTCTTCTGAAGTTACAAAAGAAGGTAAAGCTATATTAAAAGGAGATAAAAAATCTTTTGATGCTGTAGATAGAGCAAAAGAAAAAACTAGAGGAAAAGAAAGAGTTATTGAAAAAGTAACAGGATTAGATGATAAAAATTTAGAAGATTTACTTTCAGAAAATTTTAAGTTTATAGAAACAAAAAACATTAATGGTAAGAAAGTATTTATTGCTAAAGGTAAAATTAAATATACACCTAATACAAAACCTTATAAATTTAAAGGAGAGTCTAGGTTTGAAAAAATATTTAGTTTTTTAGGACTACCTACTAATTTACAAAAAGTTAAAAATGTATTTCGTTCTTCAGCTGGATTACCTAAACAACTTGAAAAAGTATCAGCAAATAAAAAAGCTGCTATTAGAGCAGTAGGTGTACGTGTTCAAAGTGATTTTAAAAAGTTACAAAAAGCAATGGAAGATACAATAACTGTTAATAATGTTCCTTTAAAAGATTTAGCACCTAAAGAATATGATGTTGTTTTAAATAATGTTAATAGAGCATTAACAGAAGGAGAGAAAGAAGTCTTTGAACAGCTTCCTGAAAAAGTACAAAATGAAATATTAAAAATGAGAAAAAGTATTACAGATTTACGTCAAAGATTATTACCTAAAACTGCTTCTAATCCTTATGGAACTGGGTATATAAAAAATGGAACACAACTACACAGACAAATAGTACAACAAATAAAAGATGGAGGTAAGCCTTTTACTGAGTTACGTATTAATAGACAATATGAAATATTTGATACTCCTGATAGATGGTTAAAAAAATTAAAAGAAGCTCAAGAAGCTAATCCTAATAATAATCCTATACAAAAAGCTAAACATTTTTTTATTGAACAACTTAGATTAAGTGATGATATATCTGAATTAAATCCTGATGCTTTACCTTTATCTGCATTATATAAAGCAGCTGTAGAAGCACAAAGAAAAGGTTTTAGAAACTTTAAATTTAAAGGTGAAATAAAAAAAACAGATGATGTACTAGCTGAAGTAGAAGATAAAGAAGCTGATGCTTTAATAGATAGTTTTTTAAGAAAATATACAGCTGAAGAATTAAATGATATTAATAAGTTTGGCTTTGATGAAGTAGTAGGAGGTACAGGAGAAAGTACTAAAGTTAAAGGAACATTCTTTAAAAGAAAAGAAATACCTCCAGTTATTAGAGACTTATTAGGAGAATATAAAGACCCTTTTGTAAACTATGCTAATACAATGATTAAACTTTTTCAGACTTATGAAAACCATAAGTTTGAAACTGCTGTAAGAGATTTAGTTAAGAAAGGAGAATTTCCTGGTGTAAGTCTTAGACCTAATAGTATGGTAGGTAAAAGTTTAGATGATGCTACTTCTTTAGCTAGAGGTCCTGATGTAGATTTACCTTTACAAGATTTAAAAGCAGATGATGTTATTTTTGATGCTATTAAACAAGGAAATGATTTAGCACCTTTATTAAATCCTGCATATAAAAAAATACTAGGACTACAAGCTATAACTCGTATAGCTAAAACAGCTTATACTCCTGGTGCTTATCCTAGAAACTTTGCAGGTGCAATGATAAAAGCTTTTGGTGCAGGTAATTTAAGTATAAGTAATATAAGAGAAGTAACTAAAGTATTTAAAGGATTACGTTCTTTTCCTGATGATGATATATTAGCACAAACTGAAAAACTTACATATTTAGATATACATGGTTCAGGTGCAAAAATAGGTTCTTTAAGAGAAGCTTTAGATGAAGCTGTTAATCCTAACTGGTGGGTAAATGTTTCTACTATGTTAGGAAGAGCTGATAGACTTACAGCTTCACAAAAAGTTAGAGGTAGAGTAGAACAAGCAAATAAAAAAGTTTTAGATTTATATCAATCTATGGATGATATGTGGAAATGGTATAGTTTTGAAACAGAAAAAGGTAATTATAGACAAGTTCTTATAGATAAAGGAATTAATCCTGATGAAGTAGTTAATAGGTGGAAAACTTCAGGTGGAAAAAATGTTGTTATTACTAAGCTTGATGAATATGCAGGAGAAAAAGTTAGAGCTCATATGGATAACTATGGTAATGTAGCTCAAGCTTTTAAATTTATGAGAAGATTACCTGTTGCTGATTTCTTAGCTTATAAAACAGAACAAGTACGTACTACATGGAATATATTTGAAACTGCTATACAAGATATTAAAGAAGGTAAAGCTTTAAAATTATCTTCTAATGGAGAAAAAGGTAATGCTCAATTAGCAATGGGATATAAAAGACTTGGTAGTATTATTAGTGCAGTATCTTTACCAACTGCAACTGCAACAGCTATGGCTTATGGTTATAAAAACATGAATGAAAAAGCAGAAATAAAAATAGGTGGGGAAACTTATGAACTTCCGTATTCTAAAATAGATGCAATAAGAGAAGCATCTTTACCTGACTATGCTGTAGGAGATGATTATATGTTAATTCCTGGATTACAAACTAAAGATGGTAAAGATTTACGTATGTTTAATATATCTTATATTGACCCATGGGCTCCATTACGTGCACCTATTTTATCTTTAATAAGAGGAGCTGATGGATTAAGAGATTTAGAAGAAGGAGCTGCTAGAGGTTTTAAAAATTCTGGTTTAAATTTAATAAATAGTTTTGGAGTATCTATGTTTACAGATGCTTTGCTTGGAGCTTCTTTTGGTTTAGACCAATATGGAAGAAGTATTAGTAAGCCTGATGATTTAATGACAGATAAAGCTTATGATAGATTAGCTCGTTTTACTAAAGCTTTTGAACCTGGTATAGTTAGAGATTTAAAACGTGTTAGAGATTCTTTAACTGCAGGTGTTACTGAAAGAGGAGGTTTTAAATTAGAACCTGGTGGAGCTGTTGCTAAGTTTGTAGGTATACCCTATCAATATGTAGAACCTAAATTAAGTTTACGTTTTAAAGCAGCACCTTTATTAAAAAATATGACTAGTGCTAGTTCTTCTTTTTATAATGCTGTAGGAACATATCATCCTCAAAGTGAAGATGCAATAGTAGATGCTTATAAAGATACATTACGTAGAGAATATCAAGCTGCTAATAAATTAGCTAGATTACTTATGGCTGCTAGGTCTTCTGGTATGGATTTTAAAGATATATATAATAGTATAACTAAAGATGCTAACTTTCCTAAAAGATTTAATAAAAATATTATTCAAAGTATGGTATTAAAAGGTAAATTTATACCTAGTACTTTACCTATAAATAAAAATTTAATTATGTTAAAAAAACATGTAGAAGAAACTACAAATCAAAAAGTTAATTTACTTAACTTACAAAAAGAATTATTACAAGTATATAAAAGTTATTTAAATGAAGACTTTACTGTAACTAAATCATTAATAAAAAAGGAAAAAGACTAATGCAAGATATGACTATGATATGGAACGCTATCTTAACTATGGCTATTGGTGGATTCTTGTGGTGGATACGTTCTACTTCAGCTGCTATATCTAGAGTTAAAGATGAATTACATAAAGCAAGAGAACAAACAGCTTTAACTTATGCTACTAAAGAAGATGTTAAAGATGATTTACAACAACTCCTTCAACGTTTTGATAGGCTTGAAGGTAAGATAGATGACATGTTAAGAAGACATTCACATAAATAATTTAAAGGAGAATCTAATGAATACTAAAGAAAAACAAAAAAGACTAAAAGAAGAAGGAAGAATGCAAAGTTTATCTACAACTGTAGGTGCTGCTAAAAAAAGAAACATGAAAACTTTTAGAGATAAAAAAACAGGAACTGAAAAAGCTGCAGTAACTAAAGAAGATATGCAGAAAGCAGGTTTTAAATCTTTTGGAGCACAGTCTTTAAGAAAATATTTAAATATGAGAAATAAATTAGGAAGACAACCTAAAACAAGTGATTTTGAAACTAAGTTTGGAGCAGCAGTAAAAAAATCTCAAAATAAAGCTATTAGAAATAAACAAAAAGAAAATAGAAAAAAAGATATTTCATCTGCTAATAAACCTAATCCTAATGACCCTAGTTATAATGTTAAAAAATTAAAAAAAACACCTCCCCCAGCAGGAGGAACTTCTAAATATAATAAAAAGTTAAATCCTTTTTCTTATAAAAATCCTTATACTAGTAGAAGTAAAGGAAGTAAAGCTGGTGATGGTGATATGTTTGTAAAAAGAGCTTATGGTGGTAAAGTTGGAAAGTAAAAGATGGAAGTATTTTTCAGAAGATGAGTTAAGATGTAAAGGTACTGGTGAAGTTAAAATGATGGAAGAGTTTATGGCTAAGTTAATTCTTCTAAGAGAGAAGCTTAATCAACCTATGATTATTAGTTCTGGATATAGAACACCTGAATATAATGAAAGAATTGGCGGCTCAAAAAAATCAACTCATATTTTAGGTAAAGCTGTAGATATTGTATGCTCTGGTGAGAAAGCACATGCTATTCTTACCCTTGCATTAGAGCTTGGGTTCACAGGTATAGGTGTTAAACAGCATGGAGACCATAAAAGTAGGTTTATACACCTTGATACAGTCGATAGTGGCGTAGAAGGTATACCAAGACCATGGGTTTGGTCTTATAAGTAGTTGGTATGATTGTAACTAAAAGTATTTTACATGCACTCTATGAGCTTTATATGGAACAAATTTTTAACAATGAGGTATAAATGGACCCAATATCTGCTATTGCTGCTGCAACCACTGCATATAATGCAATTAAGAGAGGATTTAAAGTTGGTAAAGAAATTGAAGGTATGTCTAAAGACCTTGGTAGATGGATGGGTGCTATTCAAGAGGTTAAAGAAGGTCATACTAAAGCGAAAGGTAGGTCTTTTGGTTCTGTTGAAGAAGAAGCATTAGAGTCTTTTGCTGCTTTAAAAAAAGCACAACAGATGGAACATGAGCTTAGACAGTTTGTTAATTTTAATTATGGACATAATGCTTGGAATGAAGTAATTAGAATTCAAGTAAACATAAGAAAAAAAAAGAAAGAAGCTTTAGAAGAAGCTAAACGAAAACAAAGACGTATGATAGAAAATATTATTATAGGTGTGTGTTGTTTATTTTTTTTAGGAACTGTAGGTGCTGTCTTATATCTTGTGTTTAGTTTTAGATAAAGTTACATTTCTTTAATAATGTTATTACTTTTTCTTTACCTAATATTTTTAAAGAATTTACAATCTTTTCCTCTAACTGCTCAGGAGTATTTACATTTTCTTTATCGCTTTTATTTCCTCGTATTCGTGACAGTAGTTCTAAAGCTTTTAACGCACTGTTCCCATTATTGTTTGCTTTAGCTACAGTATATTGAGCTTCAATTTCAGACACAACATCTACATCTGTAGTTAATTCTTTTTCTAACTCAGCTATTCTTTCTTGTACTTCTTCGTTCTGAAGAAGACGATACCCTTGATTATAAGCAGACTCTTTAGAGTATCCAGCAGTACGTGCTGCATCAGTTGCATTTCTATTTAAACAATAAGCTTGTGCAAACTTTTCTTGTTTATCATTAAGAGCCATTATATTACCTGCATTAAAGCTATGATAATAGACCATACTAATAGTTCCATTATTTTTTCTCCTTTTCTTTTGGTGTATAAATTAAATAAAAAGTTTCACAGTTAGGACAAGACATGTTAGTTTCAATAGCATAGTCTTCAGTATCTTCATCACAGTCATGGTCTCCTCCCCATATTAATTCTGTATCACAGTTATAACATCTCATCTATATATTCTTACTTTTGGATTATTTGCATCTACTTCTATAGGCTTACATATAGCTTTATATCTAGCACCACCAGGTACAGCAGGTTGTCTCATTAATGTTCTTGCAAAATATCTACATCTATTAATATCTGCAAATACCATATTACTTTCTTGTTGTACTTGACCTAAATATAAAACTAATAAAAATACTGTTGTCACTTTAAATTATCTCTTGCTACATTTTTTGATTTTTCAAATGACCTCATTGCTCCAAGTCCTAAAAGTGACATTACTAATGTAATTAATCCTTCTACTTCTAGTTGTGGTGGAACCATATCAGGAAACCATATACCTGTAGCCCAAGTTAATATAGGTCCTACAAAGAACTGCCATAGTAATCCAAGACAACATACCCACATTATTGCAGGTCGTGCTCCTGATACAAATAAACTAGGATGTTTAGCTTGTTCTTTATTAACTTCTATTTGTCCTTTAGCTAATTCTTGTGCATGTTTCTCTGCCATAGTTGCAATAGAATGTGCTAACTGATTCTTTTTATCTTTGTCTTCTATAAACTTACCCAGTAGTTTTGTTGCTGGACCTATCAGTGCTGTTAGTGCCATCTTTTTCTCCTTTAATACATGTAGCTTGTAAACCTGTGGTTGACTGCCACGTTAAATAAATTTTTAAATGTTTATGATTCTGTCTTATTTTATTACATTGACGTACCCACCATTGATTATCAAATAATGATACATGTACATTTCTACCTCTATGTTTACCTTCTGGAAAAGTTTTAAGTGCAGCTTGTCCACATACATTTAAGAATACTATCTTAGTTGCATGACTATATATCTTATCCATAACCCAATCTAAATCTTGAGAAGGTACATGTTCTAATACATCTGTAGAAATAACTGCATCATATTGTTTAGTAGGTAGTTTATCATGTTCTGGATAAGCAGGGTCATATAAAGCAAACTCTTTAATACCTAATGTATCTTGAATAGGTTGTTTTAAATCAGGATATTTAAATCCTTTATCTGCTTTTTTAAAATCTTTAGTATATAGTAAACCTTTACCACATCCATAATCTAAAAAACTTTTAATATTATTATCAGTAAAGATTTGTTTAATAAGATATGTTAAAGGAATTAAACTAATACCCATAAAAGCTCTTTCATCTTTATGCATTAATTTATATGCATCTATAAGTTCTTTATATTCTTCTGATGGTTTGGGTTCTCGTGGGCTTATATAATCACTACTCATTGAATGTCCTTTCAAATGAAGGTTGTTTTGCTTTATGTTCTTGAGATAGTTTCCATAGTTCACTTATCAATGTATCTTTACCATGAAAGTTTATACACATCTCTAAAACATTTTCATTAAATATCTTTTCACAATCTTGTGCCATAGCTAAAAGCTCACCAGTAGTCCAAAAGTTTTTATCTTTAACAGCTACCTTAAAATATTTAGGTCTTGGTTCTTCATCATCAGCACCAGTTGTTTCTTTCTTTTGTTCTGCTGTAGGTTCATTCATACAAGAATCATAACCAAATAAATCAAACTGTCTAAATCCCATTGTATGCATAATACCTATAGCTCTCATAGCTGCACACGTACCACCTGTAATTAATGTAGAACCTTTTGGTATACCTAGTTCTTCATTAAGAGTTACTTGATTATTTACTATACCTTTCTTTTGTTCTTCAGGGTCACGTAATGATTCTGTAAATGCATGCCATCCCCATATGTCTGCTTTTTGTTTAATTAAATGATTAGTAACAGAAGGGTCAGTCATAGATGCAACAAAGAATTTAGTTGTTGGGTCTATTGTTTTAAATAAATCTTTTCTTATTACACCATGTGTACTTGTACCAGTAATAGGTCTAGGGTCTAACACTATACAAGCCCAAGGTTTAATACCATGCTCTAATAATTTAGGATAAGAATGTTTAACTGCTATTACTTTTTTATTAGGATTATTTTTAATACAATCTTGTAGTTCTGTATAATTTGTATAAGGACCACCTGATACTACAATAGCACTTTTTCTATTCATAGGATATTTAGATAACCATTTATTATTATCTATTAATTTCATGTTAGCTTTAATATTATTTCTAATATAATCTTTAGGAACACAGTCTCTAGGATTAACTACAATAGGTACATTTAATAATTCTTTAGGTGGTTTATCTAAATTTTTACCATGTAAGATTAAGTTTAAATGTGTGTGTCCTCCTCCTCTAACTCTATCTCCTGAAGGAAGAACATATTTTTTTATATCTTTATTAAGAGATTTAAATACTTCATTAGTTCCTTTATACTTTTCTTCTACATCATTCTTATCTTTATCAGCTAAAAAGTAGTGGTCCATCATTACAATAGGTATATGTTTAACTGCAGTATAATCACTTTGTGCTGTTTTAATGCTATTACCACCACCAACTAAAGCAAAATCAATATTTAATAAAAAATCAAAAAGTTTATCTACGTATAATGTTTCTCTTGTATTGCCTTGAGTTAATACATATTGAAAGTCTTTATTTTTTTCTTTCATTTTTTTAGAAAATTCTTTTAATCTTTTTTCTACAGCAGTCATAGTATTATGTGCTTTAACATTAAACTCTTCTAAGTCTGTTTCTGTAGTACCTTCTTCAAATAAATCAAAACCATAATATGTAACTTTATCTGTATATTCGAAAGCAGTTAAAGCCATTTCAATAGCACGACCACCATTCCATGTACCAGTTTCTAAAAATGTTTTAGGTTTATAATGACGTATAACTTCAGCTAATTGTTTATATCTATTAGGCATTATATCAGGACTTGTTTCTTCAGTAGATAAATCAAATAATCTTTTACCTTCATTATCTCTAAGTGGTAATGTAGATGGATTAATATTACCATTAAAATGTAGAATCGTATCAGTAATACCTTCTAACATAATAGTTTTTAAACCATGTGTTAAATAAATATTCATTAGTCTTTCTGTAATAAAAGCATCATGCCATTCTCTATATTGAAATACTTCTCCTGTTACATATGCTTTCTTTAAATCCATAAGTAAATCATATGTTGCTTGATGATTTAAATTAAAAGCCATAACAGAAGAATCAATACCTTGAGTACCATCTTCATAATTACGTAATCCTCTATATGCTATATGTACATCTTGAGGTAACATCTTATCTAAGTCAGCTTCAGTTAATCTTTTATTAACATAAGAGTCTGCATCAATCCATATTAACCATCCTTTTTTATACACAGCTTCTGCATATTTAGTTAAAGCAAATACTTTATGACTATTTTTTTTAGCATCTAATTTAATATTATATGGTATCTGTCCACCTTCTGTACCATCATGAAGAGAATGCATATCTTTAAAAGTTTTATATTCTTTTATAGTATCTATACTTTCATATAAAACATTATCTTTAGTTAAGTTATAACTACCTATATTACAATCATGATAAAAACATTTTAATTTTAAACTAGGTTCAAAGTAATTTGATACAGATTTAATAAAATGATGTCCAATATTTTTATATATTGTTTCATTAAAAGAAGTTATAAAATTATACTTGTTCATTGTATACACCAAAATTCTTTTCTAATGTTTCTAATGCTTCTTCTGCTTCTGCTAATTGTTTAATTAGCACAATAGAATCTTCAACTATCTTTGGATGTTCTCCTATTGCTACAGGTTTTTGAAAAGCTAAATCTAATTGATACAATGCTTTATTTACTTCAGCTTTGTAATGACATCTCAGTGATTTAAATAACGTATTAGTAAGTTCTCTCATATTAAATAATCCTTATCTTGTGGTAGTATACCATTATACTTTAACCATTTAGCATCATTGCACCATTCAACAGCATACTTATTATCTTGTACTCTTTTCCCACCCCAGTTTTTAAACCAAGGTCCACCTGTAGTAAAATGCACATTTTTTGCTTCTAATTTTTCAGGTGAATGTCCATCTAACCAATTCCATTCTTCAGGTATAGTTCCTATATCTGCTTCTTTATCTGGTAACCATTGAAATGTATGTAGCCATCTTCCTGTTTGAGTATTAATAGCATCTATAGTTAACTTTTCATTATAATGATGCTCACAATTAAACATCATAAGACTAGACCAGTTCTTTCGAGTATAAGGTTCTTGTGCTTTACCATCCATCTTAACTCCTTTAGGTGGTTCATACTTATGTTTAACACACCATAAAGGATAATAATGGTCTTGACACATTTGAAATAATTCTGTTATATCTGTTCGTATATACATATCACAGTCCATATATAAAGCTAAACCTTGATACATATTTAAATGTGGCACTAGGAATCTAGTAAAACTAAAATCAGTAGAAAAAGGTCTTCCGTCTATTTCATCATAAGATTGTCCTCCAATAGAATTAGATTTTCTAGTATACAATCCCATTCTTGAAACAATATCTTTTTTAATTGGTACTACACGTACTCCTTGAGTAGCTATTCTTTCTATAGAAAATTTTAAAACTTCATATGCTGTATCTTCTCTTGAATCATAGCCTATATATACTGTGTTAGTCATTTCTTTTCTTATCTTTGTGCTCATAATATCTCCTATATATTCTTGTAGTCTTTTAATTATAAATCATTTATATATTAAAGTCAATAAATATTTTATATATCTACCAATTCACATGAACCTGCAGTACATGCTAATTCTTGAGAACCTTTAGTTGTATCTTCTTTTTCAAACTTACTTAGTTCAGACCAGTTAATATTAGTTGGCATTTTACTAATAAGATTTTGATATGTAACCTCATCTATATCTTGATAAGGTGCTTGTTGATATGTATGGTCAGAGAAAGGTAAGAATGATATACCAGATAGTGTATCAAAGTTATTCCAACACCAATTACCTACATTAATCCATTCATCTTCTTTAACAGATATAGTTACTGATGGTTTATGTTCACACCAGTGTTGTGCATAACACTTCCATATTTCTAATTGTTCAATAGCAGTCATAGTATATCTAAATATAGCACCAGAGTCTGCTTTCATAGGAAAAGAAAATACAGAATTATTAGGCTGCATTACATCATCTTCACAAGGTATACCCTGCTCTTTCATAAACTGTGTTAATGGGTCTTTCTTATCTCCTCTTACTGTTCTTATGTAATAAGGATTATGTCTAGCATGAATCCCACTAGCAGAGTCAACTAATTGACTAACTGTACCTGAAGGTTTAACACAAGTAATAGCTGCTGACTGTGGTATACCTAACTTCTTTGACCATTCTTCATTTGTTATTACAGCTTTCTGTTTCATCTTACTTAATACATCTGGTAGTTTAATTCTCATTCTAGATAGTAAACTATTATCCATAATACCTGTAAGAGATACACCAAGTAATCTTTCTTCTTCTGTATTATCTTTCCATCTTTTTCTAAGATAACCAAAATTAGTTAATGTTGCTTGCATAGTTCCTAGTATAGTTGCTACTTCTATTTTATCATGTAACATTTCTTCAGTATCATCTGGTCTAACAACTACTTCAGTAAGATTACAAAATTGATTAGGTCTTAATATAATTTCACTACAAGGATTCGTACCAAAATCATAAGTTGATTTACGTCTACCATTTTCTTTAGCTTTAGCTTGAGCAGATTGTCTATTAAAAATACCACGTTCACCTGATTTACTTTCATATAAAGCTAACCATTCTTTCATAAAGATACCTGCATCTGGTTTTTCTGTATAAGCTACAGAGTTATTAGCTAATGCTCGTTCAGGATTTGTTTCCCACCATGCACCAGATTTAGCCATGCGTAATCTTTGGTCTGATAAGTTAGATAAAGATATAAGAGCTGACCTACGTACACCACCTACAACTACCACCTCACCTGTTTTACAAACTATATCATGTGCTTCCATAGCATTTAATTTTCTACCTTTAGCTTCTTTAAATTTATTAATTGTAAAATCAAATAAATTAATTAAAGGTTGAGGACCACTAGCTCTTCCTCCAAATGTTTTTAATCTTTCACCTGCTGCTCTAATTTTATTAGGGTCTATTCTTGGTATTCTATTTGTATATAAAAAAGATATTAAATCTCTAAATGCTCGTGCCCACCCTTCTTTAGAGTCTGCTACAGATATAACATCTTCTGTTTTTTCAAACTCTCTATCTGGTATAGTAGGTAACTTATCTACATATTGTCTTTCAACAGAAAAACCTACACCTGTACCATTCATAAGTATATATAATACTTCGTCAAAAGAACGTGGACTATCTATAGGTATATAAGAACAATTATATCCTGATACATTTTCTCTTTCTAATGCTGGACCTGCTGTCATTAATGCTCTCATTGAAGGCATTACTTGTAATCCTATAATATTATCTTCAATTCTTCTCCAAGTTTCAGGAGGTAAAACAACACCTAAATTTTTATCTAAATGTCCTTGTATAAAATTACTAAACCTAGATACTGTTTCAATCCAACTTTCTCTTCTACCTTCATCAGGTAACCAACGTGCATACCTAGAAGCATGTATAAATGTTTGATAGTCTGTTGGTAAATAGTTATTCATGTCCATGTTCCTTTGCGTGTGTAATTAATAATTCAAGACAATGTTTTGCTTTTTCATAATCTTCAATACCATTTTTCTTTCTAGCTCTAGTTGTATATTTAATTACATTTCCTTCTAAAAAAGTTAAATCATTTTGCATAATATAATCTACTGGTTGAATTTTAAAATTCTTATAATGACTACCACCTATTTGTTTTTTACGACTTGCAGCTTCTTTAAGGTTTGTTTGTTTAAAATCTTTATCTTGTACTGTTTTTTTAATTGCTTCATCCATCATTCCCATTTTAATCTCCTAAAGTTTTGATAAAAAATAGGCTGCTAATATAATTAACATACCTATACATATTCCTAATAATAAAAAAAATATATTAATATCATGTGTTGAGTCAAAGTATATCATTAACATATCCATAGTCAACTCATTTAGATAATAATTTATTAATTCTTTTTCTTACATATTTAATTTCTTTTGACTGTAATACTTTGTATGCAAATCCTCTAACATATTTAGGATTTAAGTTTGCACTTTCACAAACATATTCAAAGTTAGAACAGGTTACTCCTGTTGTTGCAAAGAACCATCCTTTAGCTTGGTCTCTTGATACAATACTTATATCAGTTTCATTAGAGGCTGTTGGTTTAGTTGCATCTAATAAAGCTTGAAGTATCACTGAAAGAAATAATAATCTTTCTGTGGGACATTCACTAAATGATTTCTGCAAATATTCCGTATAAATTATTTCTGGTTTTTCTTTCATTAAACCATGCCTCTGGTATTCCTTCTCTTAATGAACAGTATTTAAATTTATATTTATCACACCAACTCGCATTAGTCATCTTTCCACCTTTATATAACTTAGCTTTTGGATTATCAAATATAAATCTAATATCTAATTCTGGTTTTTGTTTTCTTATAAAGAGATGTTTCTTTCTATCTTCTCTTACAAATCTACCTTTTACTTCTAATATAATACCATTTTCTTTTAATATAAAATCAGGAATATATTTTTTATCTTCTAACCATTGATATTCTATTTTACCTTTTTCATATTCATGAGGTATCTTTTTATTTAAAAGATAATTATATATTTTTTCTTCAGATTTACTACGAAACATTTACTTCTTGAACATCAGGTAATCTTTTAACTTGTGTAAGATAACGAACACCTTTTGCATACTTAAAACCACGCAGTCCTTTACCTTCATTAACATCAGCCCAACATACTTTTTTATGTGAACAATATACGCATCCAATCGAAAGCTTATGGTTACCACTAGTACCATCAGGGACATCACTATAGCACCTCTCAGGTTCAGTAGACTGTACCACAACTTTTTTAAGATGTTTAATCCTATCTTCTGCATTTATCATCTCCATTTCATGTAATTTTAATAAGGCAAGTGAGCCACTTTGTTTATCAATAGCAAAGAATGCAGCTTCTTTAGCACCATTAGCTTCAGCATAAGCTGATATTTGTGGTATATAACCAAAGGGGTCATCATCTCTTAATGTACCATTACTAAATTTTTTAAAAGCAGTAGCTGAAGCACTTTTAATATCTACTAATACTCCATCTATTTTACAATCTTGATGTCCTAAAACACCTTGTACTCTAACTTCTTTTTGTTCTTCTGTAACAGTATGACTTGCTAGTTTAGTTAAAGCTATTAATAAAGACTCTAAGATATGTCCATATAAAAACTTTATTCTTGTAGCAGGTGTAAATTGTTTTTCTTTTTTAGTTTCTTTCATATCATACCATAGTTGTCTGTCTGGTTTACCTATAGCAGATAATCTTAAATTATTTTTTCCTTGTGGTTCGTTATACAAATAATCAAAGAGACAATCTTTTACTTCACGACCTAGTTGGTCTAATACTTTTGTCGCTTCTTTCTTAGATAGTTTAGGTTTATGAGCTAAATCAAATAGCTTATAAATATCTTCAACTAATGTATCTATATTTTTCATAATAAAAAAGGGAGTAGTAAAATGAACAAAACTACTCCCTCCATTCCCAAGGGAATTAAGCGAAAGCTACAGAGCTATCTTCATTTGAAGTATATCCATCTTTGACTACTTCAAAATCTTCCTTTGGTCCTGTCTCATATGGCACAAGGTCTGTTACTTGTACTGATTTAAGGTCAGCTGATGTACCTTTTCTACCTTTAAACTCCCAATCATATGTAGAGTATAGTACATTAACTATTGAGCCATTACCTATTAGTGTATTGATAAGAGGTCTTTTCTGAGCATCTACTACATTAGGTGCAGCATTTTCATTACCATCTTTTCTTTTAACCTTTCTTTTAATAGTAACAAAATCTCCTCTTTCATCACCTTTATTCTTAATAGTAAGCCCATCTGCTTTAACCATCTCAATGTTCTTCTTATCAAGATTACATACATCAAGCGTCCATACACCATCTATATCAAATGTTTTATTTGGTGTTGTTATGGATGCCCAATAAGCTTTTCCTGTTATTACTGCCATATTTAATTAACTCCTTTTTACTGTTATAAGATACATAATCATGTACCTTTTGTTATTAATAATTGAATTGTAGATTATTTAATTATTACTGTCAATACTTTTTTTAATAATATCTGAAGAAAAAATATTTTGGATATTCATTAGATACATTTTACTTGCATTATGGTCTCCACCAGATACTGTTTTCTTATCAGTTGTTTGTTCTACAATTCGTTTAAGCATATCAGTTTTAAAAACTAATGTTGCATAAACTTCTTCATCTACACATAGATTATGAAACCAGTAGTCTGATTCTGTAACTGATATACCACTAGGTTTACCATAGCTTTCATATTCTATTGCTATGTTACCTGTCTTCAACCACATACCTCTTTCTGATTTCACTTCTATCTTCTTATCTTGTAACATATCTGCTACAATTTTTTCTTTTACTTGACCATACTTTAAATCTAAATCAAATTTCTTTCTATCTTTTTTAGCTGGTTGCATTATATTTCCTTAGTGTGTTGATGCCCATGTTAGTCCTGCTTTCCATTCACTATCTAAAGGACAGTTAAGTTTTAATATTTCTTCTGTTATCTTAATAGATTTTTTAGTTATCTCTCCAAACTTTTGTACATCTTTATGGTTTACTTCAAATTGATATTCATCATGAACAGATGCTACAAGGTGAGCATCAAGACCAAAAACATCAATCATATCCATCATACATACTAACCATTGCTTACATACAATAGCACCTGCTCCTTGTAATACAGTATTTAAAGCACTATGAGGACTACGTATTTGAAATATTCTACCATCTAATCCTTTAATAGCACCTTGAACTGATGCTTCTTGTACTTCAGTACGTAAGTCTGCAAGCTCTGGTAAGTTAGATAAAAATTTATCAACTAATTTTTGTCCTTCTTTAGGACCTGCTCCAACTACTTTACCTATTTTAGCTGCACCTGCACCATAAAGAAAAGCATAGATAAATGTTTTAGCTTGGTCTCTATTAGTTAATCCTGCTGCTTTCATATTAGCTGTATGTATATCACCTGTAAGTAGTTCTTTAGTAAAGACATCACTATTCATATAATGTGCTAAACATCTTAATTCTAATCCACTTGCATCAGTACCTACTAATGTATATTTAGAAGGGTCAGAGACAGTCCAACAATCTCTACACTCTTTACCATAAGGAGAATAGATAGCAGGCACTTGAGCAAGATTAGGAGAATTATGTGCCATACGTCCTGTAACAGTCTTTAAGGTCATTACTCTACCATGTACTTTACTATTATCATCACATAATTCTATCCAAGATTTAATTTGTGATACTCTTTTTTGTAGTAGTAAATATCTTGAAAACATTTGAGCTTCTTTCATATCAATATTATTTAATACTTCTTCATTTACTATGACATTACCTTTATCAGTTTTAAGTGTAGGTTTCCATCCTTTATTTATTAGACGTTCAGCTATTTGTTTTCTACTTCCTATATTAAAAGGTATATATTTAACTTTAGTTTTAAGTTGTACTTCTGTTGGTGGAAATATTTCTGTAGCTTGGTTAGATAAATTATTAGCTTCATCTTCTAAAGATGCTTTCAATGTCATTGCTTTTCTTAAATCTAAAGTAAATCCATTTTCTTCCTGCTTATCTATAATAACTCTAACTTTCTTTTCTAGTTCTATAGATTCTTTAGAGAATTTACTTTTCTCTTTATCTAATTCATTCATTACTTTATGAGTTAAGTTTACATCCTGTGTGCAGTACGTAAGCATATCAGGAGAATAAGTATCAAAAGAATTCATATCTCCTTTTTCAAATTTTAATTTCTTTCCCCATGCACCTAGTCCATGTCCTTCTTCTCTTATAGGATTAAAGAGTTGAGACTCTATTAAAGTATCTCTTATATGATTAGGTTGAATAGACGAACCAGTAAATTTATTTAATAAAGGTGCATCAAAAGATAAACCATTATGCATTACAAATGTATTAATGTTCTTACTCCAATCTTTAAAGTCTTTACATTCTTCTTGTACCCAATGTTTAATCGTATTAGTCTTAGGACATTTAGCTACAATGCAATGAATCTCTGTAGCACTATCTTTAAATCCATTAGTTTCTATATCAACAATTGCCGCCATTTTCATCCTCCTCTTTCTCGCACCAGTTACAAGCTTCTCCTTCACCTACTTCTATTTCAGTTTCTTCTTCTTCACAATAGTGTTTCCACATTTTTGGTTCATCTATTCTATCTGGATTTTCACTAGGACTAGGCATTACTATTTTTAATTGATGCCTATTATACATTACATTTTTAACACCATGTAAAGCATTACTTTCTTGTTTAACTATATCTAAGATATCTCTAGCTAATTCTACTCGACCAGCTAATAATCCTTGGTCAAAACTATCTATAGTTGTGTCAACAGGATTAGTTTTATTCATAAAGATTTCATCTTCACATAGTTCTAATATTTCTAGTATAATTTTATTATCCATTTTATTTTCCTTTTATTTAGTCTACATTAAATTGATTAGTGTCGTCAAGTTTATTATCTTTTAATTCTTTTAATCTACCTGTTGCTCTATCATAAAGTAGATTACCTGCTGCTCCTGTATCTCCTGTGTATCTATTCTTTAAGATACGAAGCATAGTTGTATTAGCTGTCATAGAATCATGTGCTTGTTGATTACGTTCTAAAGCAATAACACAATCACTAAGATGTGCTATTGAAGCTGAACCTCTTAGATGTGAGAGTGTAACTTCTCTACCATTTTCATGACCTATATCACCTGTTGGTCTTCTTAGATGTGATACTAATAATAAACCTACACCTGTTTGTTCTACTAAACTTCTAAGCTTAGTCATAAGAATATCAATAGACTTTCTTTCATCATCTCCTTCTTGTCCACTAACTAAGATAGATAGATGGTCTAAGATAATCCATTTACAATCTAAAGCTTTAGCCATGTACTGTACACGATTTAGTATTTCATCATTGTGTATAGAACCAAAGTGGTCAAAGGCATAGAACCTACCAGTTCCTATAGTAGCATCTTCCCACTTCTTTAATTCTTCTCTTGTATGTTGGTCTCTAATTTCTTTGATATATAATCTAGCACCTGCTTCAACAGACATAATATTAAATGCAGTTTTCCTAATGTTTTCTTCTAATGCTAAGACACCTATATTAGAATTAGTAGCAGTAAGTATATGATGCATTAGCTCTCTTGTTACAGATGATTTACCCATGCCTGCACCTGCAGTAAATGTAACTAACTCACCTGTTCTCATACCATAAGTCTTATCATTAAGAGCTTGCCAAGGATATAAACATGTATCATTCTTTTGTTCTTCATATAAAGAACTTTGTAATGATTTAAGATTAACTATCCCTGCTGGTGTATATACATCTGCATCCCACCATGCATCTAAGAACTTTTTAGTTTCTCCTCGTTGTGTATACTCATTAGCATCTTTATAATCTAGACGCATAATCTTACACTTGTTAGGCTCAAAGAGTTGAGCTACTTTAGATGCTGCTGCTTTACCTGCTTCATCATTATCAAAACAAATTATAATTGTTTCAAACTTATTTAAGTATTCATAAGATGCTTTACAATCTCTTACTGCACCAGCTGCTCCTGTCTTAACAGAAACACAAGCCCACTTAGCACCCATCATTTGATAAGCAGACATACAATCTATCTCACCTTCAGTGATAGTAACAAACTTACCTCTTGCTGCAAATAAGTTTTGTCCAAAGAGACCTGCTGTAGATATAGAACCTTCAGCCCAAAACTCTTTCTCTTTAGTATTACGTACCTTAGATGCTACATGTGCATTATTACTATCATAGTATTTATATATATGTTGTGTAATATTATTGTCATTGTCTTTACGTACAGCAACATTAAACTTACTACATGTTTCTTTATTTATTCTTCTATCATGAAGAGCTTCAGTATTCCCTTCAGTAAAAGTAGTCTTAACTACACCTCTTATAGGTGCAGGTGTTATATTATTATTATTGTTCATTTGTTTCCTTTCTGGTGGTGTATAAGTGTTACATGAAAAGCAGTACCAGTGTCCATCTTCATACAATGTATTAGCATCACTAGAACTACAATTAGGACATGCTCCTTGTTTAATTACTTTATCGTTCATTTTATTCTCCATTTTAATTTATCTCCTAGTCATAATCATCTAAAGCTATATTATATAATTCATTAACAAAGTCTTTCTTATCTTCCATAACTTCATTAACTTCTTTCTTAGCTAATTTCTTAGCTTCTTGTTTAGAGTATCCTTCTTCTTCATACTCTTTAACAAAAGTCCAAAACATTTTGTTTCTTTCTTTATCCCAAAGATTTATATTCTTTGAACTCATGTGTCCATCTCATTCTTTCTACTCTTTTATCTTTAGTATAATAAGTATATTTATATTTATTATTTCTGTCAAGATAAGAATATTTATCTTTATAAAATTTAGAAAACAAAACCATATCACAACCCATACTTTTCCATACGCCTTGATGTAATTCCCAATGCTCTTCTGGAGAAAGTGTACGCTGCTCATTTGTATTAGTCATCATGTTTAATATCCTTTTCTGCCCAACTAATACTGCCAGAAAAAGCTGCTTCTGGACTTATCTTTTGACGTAAGTTATGTATTTCTTCTGTTAATACTTTGATTCTTATATGAGCTCTGCTCAGTTGTTCTTGTAAATCTTTAATATTTTTTTTATATATTTCTTCTTGTTGTATTGTCATATTATTGTACCCTATATATTTTAATTGAACTACTTTCTAAATCAAAATCTACTGGTGCTATACTCCAGATAAATACTTCTGCTTCTTTTTTTGTTGAAAATCTCATTGGTATTTGGTCTTCATCTGTTAGATAATCAGGCATATCTTCATTAGGATTCATATGTGCTATGACATAAGCATCTTGAACATTCATAATTATTCTCCTATAGTTAATGCTATTTAAGTATAGCATATATATTAATTTATATAAAGTAAAAATTATATATATATGCTATATTTAGTTGCGTATTAGTAAAAAACATATTAGTGATATAACTAATACCACTGGGAAGATATAGTTTAACCAAAGTGTCTTGTCTTTCTTTATTGGTGCGAACCAGTGACCAGTAAGTTTCATTCTACGTTTACGTTCAGTTTCTTTATCCATCTGTTACTACCTTTTTAGTCATAACATAAGCTTTAATACCACCTATACTTTTAAGATTAAACATAGCTGCAAATTCCTTACATGCTCTATAAGTATTCTTAGCTTCAATAGTTTTTGTTCCATGTTTCTTATGTGCTACATAATATAAATACATTATACACTCTCCTTTCTTTTCCTAACAGGTATATCAGGTATAACGATTACTTCTGAATCTGTTTCTATCCATACTTTAGCACCACAAGATAGAGGCTTATCAGGACTATAGATAACTTTACTTGGTCCTAGTATTTCAACTTGATGCCCATAGTTATTACTATTATAAGTCTTAACAGTAATCACTGGGTCTCTTTTATTATTCTTGTGATTAGATTTAATAACGTGTTGATTAATATGTATTTTAGTCTTCATGTTCTATATCTCCATGTCCTATAACTACATCAATATGTTCTTCAGATAGTATATCATCTTGTCCTATGTATTTAGTTTCTGTAGTCATATGTTCTAAATTGTATTTATTAGACTGTCCTACAAATAAAAATTCTTCACATACTAACTCTTCTATTTCATCAATAGATAACTTATCAGTAGAAGTTATCTTATATCTATCTACAATCTTTTTTGTTTTTATTATTTCATATTCATATTTAATCATAACTACCTCTCTCTTGATATTTAACAAACTGTAATTTAATTCTATCTTCACTATCATATATAGGAAAACCTAAACTATACCATACATCAGGAACTTCATCTCCATATATATATGTATACTTCGCATCAGTTTGTTGTTCTTTATCTTTTAAATCATAAGCATATTCAAGTATCTCTGTATGTGTATATCTTTGCATAGCATTATCTCCTACTAATGCTTCCATCAACTGTTCTAATTTTTCTTTATTGTTCATTTTTATTCTCCTTATTATTGTTGCGTATTAGTACATACTCAATCTTATTAATCTTTAACATATCAAAGAGATGAAAGAGTATATCTTTTTTTCTAGGTTTCTTTTTAAAGTTAAGCGTAATAGTAGCTGTCCATTTCATTCTACTTTCCATTCTTCAAATAGTTTTTTTGCTTCTTTAGATAAACGTAATAGTTCTTCCATATCAGTTTCTCGCATTAGTACATTATATTCTGAATGATTCATAGTCTCTAAAATATTTACTATATCTTCCATAATATATACAAGTTGTTGTTTAACACTTGGTGTAGTAGTAAGTTTATTTTTCACTTGGTTGCTCCTTTATTATTTTTAATGCTTTATCAATAGTCTGACTATTTTTATAAACCTTCCAATTAGTTTTATCATTAGGCATAGTTTCTATTACATATTCTCCTTTAGTATTATGTCTAAAGATACACATATATATTTCTTCTACTATATCTCTAAATTCTTTTTGAGAATATTTAGATATATTTATTTCTTGTAC